CTAGTACTGAAATACACCTTCCTCCATCATTAGATAGAGTACTAATATGATAGTTCCGACTACACCACCTATAAATAAGAATAATGCTATTCCTAGCAATTCATGAAGTGTTAACTTAATCTTCCTTAGGGTATACATTGAATACTCTCATCTTGACACAACTTAAATCACATATTAAAGAGACTATATATTCCATAAGATACTCAATTGCGTTCATCATCCGATGATGGCATGGCCGACCATAGTTCAAACTGATACCTGCATCAAAGCGCTGTTAGAATAATTTAGTGGCAATTAGTGACCCTTGCTGGACCTGAACCAGCGACCTGGCGATTATGAGTCGCATGCTCTAACCAACTGAGCTAAAGGGCCTTAATAAAACTCGCGTTGCCGGGCTCTATTCGCTGGATTATTTCCATTATATGGACATACATACTGGCAGAATGAAGAATATCCTTATCACTCATACTGGCTAAATTGATCATGAACAGGAACATACAAACAGCAAATACAACAAATCAAGCTTTTTTTTGCAGAAAGACGATATGACAGGGTTACTGTTGCAATGCACTGTCGCAGCAAAACCCAGCCGAAGAGAAGAAAGGTTGTCAGAATTTGCGCTGCTACCTCACCCAACGCCAACAACCTCCCGGAGTTAACTGGGCCTGGACGAGATGTTTTTGGATAGACGCAGAACCAGAAGGTCAGTATTTTTACACAGCAATTTTGCAAAAAGTTGCCCCATTGCTGAGTTGCTTTTCAGTCACTCCGGGGAGTCCATCATCGCAGACCGAAAAGTTTTAACTGGAGCGGGCAGCTGGAATCGAACCCGCATCATCAGCTTGGAAGGCTGAGGTAATAGCCATTATACGATGACCGCAGGGTCCGCCACCGAGGGCTCGAACCTCGCACCGTCAACTTAGAGGATTGATGCTCTATCCCGATGAGCTAGTGGCGGCTGATAGCTCTTGCTGGACTTGAACCGGCTACAGAGCGAGTATGAGTCCCACGCCCTAACCAACCGAGTTTAAAGGCAAGGATCCAGATGATATACAGGCCAAATTAGCCACGCAAACGCAAAGGTAAAAATCAGACATTTCCCTGGGTACAAGCTCATTTAAAATGATGTTGATCACAAAATGCGTACGCACGTTAAGTCATATTAAACAATGAATTAGAAATGAGAGGTGTCAATGCAGATTTCTGGGCTGAAAGAACTTCATAAAGACATGAGACGAAATAGGGTTACCCGGACACAGTTTCAGTACATACACTTTAAGGTAGCTTTTGATGTACTGTTTTTCACAGATAGCTCCCCGTACAAGCTACTTTTCGGGGCTATAGGAGAAAAGTGTTGTTTCGTAGTAAACGTCAAACCAGGGTATTCCATCGATCCCTTCTTACAACCCAAGTCTGCATATAACGACTTATGTCGTGTTTTAGGTATTGAGTTTGATCCCGAAAACCCTTTCAGTACCGCAAAATTCTTTCGTCATTTTGCTGAAGCAGTTCCACATACAATAACAACGACCAAAGAACCCAAGACGCCACTAAACACTCAAGCAAACCTTAACGATGACGGAGATAAAATTTTCTTCAGCCATTGGCGCAATAACGGCGACAGCAGCCATGTAACTGGTACTAACCTTGAAAAAACGCAAAAAGCATTCGGAAGCGAGATCGCGAATTTCTGTTCAGAGCGCAATATCAGCAGTTGCTGGACTGTGACAGAGAAGAGAAAACCAGAGTAATACGAATTAATGTAAGCAGTGTTTCGCAGTGACCACTCTTATCAGATTACAATAGTTTTTGCGTACGCGTTAATTTTTTTATCCAGCAGGAAATTAGACTAAGAAGTATTAATTTTTTCATTTAGGATGCCCACTCATGCAGGTTAAAAGCTTAGGTTTTTCAATAAGTAATGATAATGAATACATCAATACAATTGATGTAATGAATGAATTTATTAAGGCATCTTCACGTCAATATGATCGCGCAGACTATACGCGCAGAATACTCATGTCAGATGTTAATGATTTTTATTATGGTTTGGTGGTCACGTTCAAAAACCAAAAGAAGAACTGCAAGTCACGCTTCATTAAAGGAAAGTTTCAACTCAAAGTGGAAGACCTTAAGGGTGACGAAAAATTAGCCACTTTTAATTTATTTTTACTGAATAAAACTAATTTTCGCGGTCTGTATATGTCTCATCATGGTTCGTGCAGTCTGAACACACTCTTCAGCCACTTTCAAACCGTGAGCAATGAATTTATCAGAAAACAGAACGCAGCAGATATTGCAAAACTGGGAGACAAACCAAAACAAAAAGAAATCACTGCTGTTAACAAAAAATATAAGAAGCGTTTTTCATTTAGCATCATGACAACCAAGGAGGATATTAAAACCATCCTTGGGAAATTTAAAGAAATAAAAAAAGCATCATTTAAATTTGATTACATTGACTTCAAAGGGGGGCCAATGACTCCACTCGAAGCATTTGCTAACTCAACGACAATTGATATGAGCATTAATCCAGACGATAAATATAAAGTTGGAGCACTATCACAAACAATGTCAGATGCCTTTAATGCCATGAAAGGGGGAATATCTAAGGCAAGAGTTACAGCAGTTGATCACGGCGGGATAGAGAAAATCATAGATTTCATGGATTGTCCTGCTTTCTTTGAATCTTATGATTTTGATTTAATAGCAGAAAAAGTTAATGGTTTGACAAACGACAATTATACTTCCAACCCTGTATTTGATATAATCAAGGATGAGATATTGAACGGGACCAACAAAAATGCCTTTGTATGAATGGCTTATAAATAAAAGGTTGAGGAGTCAGTACTTAGTACTATTCCTGCTTTCAGCCCTAGTTTTGTTGGGGCTGTACTTCCTTTATCGAAACACCCCTGGCGTCAGTGAAAAATTCTTTGATTTTTATCACAAAAATCTGCGAGGCTATCTCTTTTCAGGCTTCATTTCTGTTGGTTCCTTTTTATTGAGTTTGCATACTTTTGTCATTATAAATATTAGGGATAAGGTATTTGCAACTACTGAGTATAAAGATACTTATAGCAAGGCGAATGGTATTCCACTCGATAAAATAAATGACTCCGATCTCTATAAACCTTTAGATAACCTTTCTTCTTTCATAAATACATCAATTTTATTTTCACTAACGACCGCCATAGCTCAATTTACCATCGGTCTTTCAACCAATCTTTACGCTTGTTTATTTTGCGTTTGGCTTGCCATACTTACTATTTTTTTCTTATTGCACTGCCTGATTATAATTAGGCTAAACATAAGACTCCTCTTAAAACAGTAGAAATTGTATGGGGGGAATCCCCCCTTGTTATAGCATTGACAGCACACCTTCTACAAACCCGAGTGCGGTTTGCAGTTCCTTTCTTATAGTGCCATCCGAGCATTTCCTTCTCTTTGCAATTGTTCTCAGAGAGATGCCAATCACAAAGTGTGCGATCAGCAATTCGTGTTCAGAAACCTTGTATTTACGAAGCCGCGCAACACACCCGTCGATTCGAATCCCCTCATCATCATCACACTGGACTCGAGTTTTTTTACCATGAGGTAGTAGCCCCTTAAATCCTGCCGCAATTGGTTGCCAGTCTACACCACTATTTTCTGCTGCAGCCCAAGCGCCCCAGCGATCCATAACATCATACATATCGCGCAGTGACTGTTCTCTTTCATGCTCCTTGCTAACATTTGACGGACGCTGAGGGTAAGGGGGCTTTAGTGCGGATTTAAGTTTCATTGTTCACACTCCCCAACCAGATTAAGAATGACCGCCGCGCCGTTGTCTTCCATGTATTCGTCCTTTCCACTTGCCAGAAACCAGCTGCAAACCTCTACGGCTTCAGCGCGAGTGATTGGCTTAAGTGTTGTCATCAATTTTTCCAGATAATGCTCGCGGTCATAGACTGAATTATGATGCTCTGAGTAACCGAATTCATAACCGAGTTCTTTGCCTGCAGCATTACGTAAGCTATAAAGCCAGTCCCAGTAAACAAATTCACGAACAACATCAGAGAGAGTATGGGGTTCAGGTAGAACATCACGATAGCCATCAACATAATCACGACGCTGCTCGTCAATTTCAAACATACGACCGCCGTCAATATGGCCGACTTCGATTTCCTCTGGAGTCCATCCCCACTCATAATCATTGATGAATTTCGCAGAGGACTTAATAACTCGCTCGGCCTCTACGTCCTCCATCACAGCCTCATAGCTGCCGAACGTTGCGCGCACATCAGCAGCTTTTTTGATGTTCTCTCGAGCATTCTCAATAGCCCGTGCCGGGTTATCCATGCCGATGGTACCGAAAGCTACCTGGAAAGGATCGCCGCCATTAGCCAGCAGATAACGGGAATACCGTTCCTCGGCTTCTTTTGGAGAGATTTTAATTTTCTCCAGCGCAGCTTCTGCAGCGTCCAGATGTGCCGGTTCATTCAGGCGGATAACCTCCAGCACCCAAAGATAAGCGTCAGTCTGCTTATGCCCGGTGATTCTCCGTTGCTCGGGCAGAGGCTTGATGTTTGCGAGGGCGGAGCTGTGCGCTGCCGTCGGGATGGTGAATAGTGCTTTATGTTCGTTGTTATCAGTACGCATTACGCAGCCGCCTTTTTCTTATGGAAAACCAGCTCACGAACCTGATCGCCGTTCATGAGCATATTGTTGAAATCATCGTGATCGGGCCAGTACACGCTCACTCGCTGTAGGTCATTCTTTGCCAGCAGATTGGCATGAGCGCATTCATAGGCCGCAGCCAACCCGGTAGCGCTGTTCTCGTCACGGTCAGCAAAAATAATGAGGTGCTTAACGCCAGCCGGAACGCGGAATTTCTTCATGAAGTTGGCCGTCATGGCTGCCCAGGTATTTACGTTATAAATCTGGTGCGCAGACAGAGCCGTTTCGATGCCTTCGGCGATACCAAGTGTGCTGGCCACCGGGAACATCCTGATCGCCACTGAACAGGCGTGATCAAGATAGTTATCTTCCTGCAGGGATTTTTGTCGCTTTGCACTGGTGCCGATATCTGCCTTTTTTGCGCCATCGAGTAATGTCTGGTGCAGATAGCACAGTTCTCCTTTATCGTCGGTGGCGAGGGAATAAAGCGACTGATACACCCTCCCTGCATGGCGCTGCTTATCGTTGAAGCGGATCGCTTCAAGCGGCAGACTGAAAATGCCGCGCGTGTTGAGATACGCAGCACCAGAAGTGCCACGCAACGGCTGCAGCTTCGCGAACTTATTCAGAACCTTTGTACGCAGGCTGGTAGCACTGCTGCTGACCGGGATTTTTACACGCTGAAAATCATTACCGATCAGGTGGTCTATTTCCCTGCAAACCTCATTAAATGGCTTCCCCTGTGTCAGTGTGACAAGCTTCATACCGTCACCGCTGCCGCAGGTACAAATCCACGTCCCCCGACCGTCGCGGTCGTCAATACGTAGCTTGCCGCGCGCTCCACATACCGGACATTCGCCTTTAAAGTGGTTTTTACCAGTGATCGGCGGAAGGCCGAAGTGCTCAAAGATGGTAGGCCAATGCCCAATTGCTGCTTCTGCCGTCTTCATGCTCGTTTTCCTAACTGCTGTTTGATATCGCTAATCACTTTCTGTGCTTGCCGAATGGAGGATGGCGCAGGTGCACCAGATGCCGCCTGCATACGTTTGGCCTTCTCCTGACCTTTCGCATAAGCAATCCATTTGTGCCGGATGAAATTCGAAACGGTCGGTGTGATCTCCATCGGGAAATCACTTAACCCGTTAGGCCACTCGTCGAAACGGTCGCGAAAAGTGTTAGCGCACCAGCCATCACTAACGGGCTTTTTCCCCTGCGATACGCGCTGGCGCTGATAGAATTTTATTTGGCTCCACCAGGCCTGTTTCTCTGCCTTCGTGGGCAGATGCTGGTTTTTACCCAGTTTTTTGAGTTTGCGTCCGGTATCCGTATCGACGTCCTCACCGCCCAGCGGCTTATGTCCGCATTTGGGGCACGCGTACACACCAGCGGGTTTCATGTAGTGGCATTGAGAACATTCATGGGGGAGTTTTTCGGCCCGTTCTTCAGCTGCGCGGCGTGCGCTTTCCTCCATGCCGTCAGACTTACCAGGGAGATCGTCATACTCGATAGAATCCGGATAACCAAGGCGGTGCACGGTGCCACTGTGATCGAAGATGAGGCAGGACTCTTTACCCGGTGCGGTGCGCAGGCCACGCCCGAGTGCCTGCAGCCAGCGAATTTCGCTCTTTGTAGGCCTGGCGTAGATGATGCAGCGAACGTCACTATCGAAGCCGGCCACCAGAACGCCCACACTAACGATGATTTTCGTTGCGCCGGTTTCAAAGCGGTGAATGATGGCCTGGCGCTCATCCACTGGAGTGTCGGCGGTCATGACCTCAGCGTTAACACCAGTCTGGTTAAACTGGATTGTCAGGAAATTGGCGTGAGCTACGTTGACGCAGAAAGCGATGGTAGGCAGATCCCGGCCATTCTCCAGCCAGTTCTGTACGATGTCGCCCACCAGTGTAGAGCCGCACATGATTTCTGCCAGCTGCGTTTCGTTGTAATCGCTGCCATACTCAAGCGAAGACTTGGTTTTTACGCCTTTCAGATCCGGCTTTGTGGGCGCGTAAAATTCGTATTTACTCAGATCGCCACGCTGGATTAACTCGCCGATGGTGGTCGGCTTAATGAGTCGGTCATAGTATTTGCCCAGGAATGGGGAAAAAGGCGTACCCGACAGACCAATCACCTTTACGCCTTTGCCGCGCAGCCGTTCGATATCCTTCAGGATGCGTTTTTTACGTAGGTGTGCTTCGTCGATAATCAGCAGATCGATATTTTCAGGAAAAACACGACGAATAAGCGTGTCGGCGCTGGCAATCTGAATTTTACGGGCTGGATCGTAGTTCGAGTGATCCGCCCAGATATAACCGATTTCATCCCCCGGTAACCCGTACTCCACAAAGCGATTGGCCGTCTGACCAATCAGGATGGTGTACGGTGCACAAAACAGAACGCGCATACCACGGCTGACGAACCCGGCAACGATGAAAGCGGCAAGACCAGTTTTACCGCTGCCAGTTGGCGAGTACACCATGAAGGTGTCGTTTGCCTTCCAGTCACGGCGCAACATGTTTAGCGCTCTTTCCTGTGCAAAATTCGGCGTAATCGTCAGCTCCATTGTGCTGCTCCCGTGCTGATGAGATAATAATTTTGTGATGTGGTTTTCATGGATTCCCCCTCACATGGCTGGCGGCCTCCCCAAAGGCTGCCAGCCTCCCTTCTGATTCAGCTCCTCTGAAAAATCACTCTTCCAGGAAGAACCCTTTTCGTTTCTCAGCGCCTGAGCGCTTTGTACTACCTTGCTGATACAGGCGTTTTTTTAAATTGCGCCCTTAAGACAGTGATCTACTTAACCAATGGATCTCTCCTGTTGGAAAAGACCCTATTCCTACCCCTGCACCCAATCCCCCCTTACCCCCCTTTCCCTCTTCCCCATAAAAACGTACTACCTCCCTAGTACGCATGAGGAGTTGGGTCAGTTGGTTGCCAACCTGAACAGGCACCTTTAAGCCTGCTTCTGTTCGGGTACCTTTAAACCCGAAACAATCAGGAGCGCTGTCGCGTTCCAGCCAGGGGAGGTTCGGCGGTATACCCCTGTAAGGCTCTGCCCTGATTTCTCACAAACAGGCGAAGCCTTGTGTTTGCTTCATGCCTTGCCCGGTTCTCCTTGCGGTACGAAACGGGTTCGGCCTCGAACGTCTCTTGATACACAGCTGCATAACGCTGGAGCGCTTTTTGTCGTGCAGTGGGTGTCAGGCTGAATAACTGCTGCTTAATCCACTCGGCATCCGCTTGTGAGTAGTTTTCCGGCAGTATTGAGTTATCGAAGTTGCTCTCCGGTATGTTCATCGGAAAAAACCTCATCCAGACTGGTTTCATATCCGAGCTGCTTAAAAGCGCTCACGATTCGTTTACCCACCTCAATGTCAGGGATTCGACGACCAGTTTCGTAATGGCTAACTGCCCCCTGAGAACTGGCAATCAATGCGGCCAATTCTCCCTGCGTAACCTTTGCTTTCAGCCTTAGGCTCTTGATTCCGCTCATTCGGATAGTTCCTATCTAAATAATACATAACGTACTATACACACTTCAAACAATAATACAAAATGGAACTTGTTCAAAAAATACGGATTGTAATAATCATGAACATGAAACAGAGATGGCAGGACCTGGCTAAATCCAGGATGAAAGAAGTCGGAATGACTCAAGAACAACTAGCTGAAGCTCTAGGAATAACCCAGGGTGGGCTAGGTCATTGGTTGAACGGTAGACGCGAACCCAACCTGGAGGTCATAGCAAAGATTTTTAACATACTTAAAATGCCAGGTTTCGTGGTGAATGCTGATGGAACGGTCAGTGACTCCAGAGCCGATCACAATGTGACATTCATCGGAATTAACGAGTCGAAAGGAAGCTACCCTGTAATTAGCTGGGTAAGTGCAGGGGATTGGATGGAAGCTGTAGAGCCATATCATAAGCGGGCTATAGACCGTTGGTACGATACAACTGTGGAATGTTCAGAGGATTCATTTTGGTTGGACGTGCGAGGTGATTCAATGACATCACCAGTCGGCCTAAGCATTCCGGAAGGTGTGGTTATACTGGTCGATCCTCAAGTGGAGCCTATCAACGGGAAATTAGTTGTAGCAAAGCTTGATGGAGACAACGAAGCCACTTTCAAAAAACTGGTTATCGATGCTGGCCAACGATTCCTCAAGCCGTTGAACCCCCAATATCCGATCATTCCCATAAACGGTAATTGCCGTATTATCGGCGTCGTGGTCGATGCAAAAATAACCAATCTGCCATAGTGCACAAGCCGCGAAAGCGGCTTTTTTATTCCCTCCGTCACGAATCAAACAAAAAAAACCTTAACAAACATAGAGATAAAAATTAATACATCAGATTAATCCGTTTTGTATTGACGTTAATTAATACGTTATGTATTGTTTGATCATCAACAAGCAAACGGAGCAAGAAGATGAGCACTCAACAATTGGTGTCTGAAAATGGTCCCATCCACAAGCTAGCTATGGATATTGATCGCGTGGTAAACGTGCTTGAATATGCCGAATCTGATCCAGATACTGGCTATAAGCCAGCAGCCCTCATTCAAATTTGCATTAACCAATTAAAGAAAAATCTTTCAGTTATAAATCGCGAAATCGGGCATGACTGGCCGGAGAACAAACAATGATGACTGATACTGTAGTTCTCAATAAAGATGAAACAAGTTCGATGCTCATGAGTTGGGCTCACGATATAACTTGTTGTTCATCTTCATTATGGCTACTTCTTGAAAGAATGACCTCTGAGGAAGAAATAAGAGAACACGCGTTAATTACTTTGGTTGTAAAAACACTAGAAGAAGTAAACGAACAAATAAATAACTTCGAAATTAAACAACTATAAACACCAACAATTAATAAAACACCTTAAATGGTGTGACCAAACTCACCTTGAGGAAATGAAATGCAAACTTCACTTTCTTTTAACAAGCCAATTAAAGAGCCTCAAATGTTATTTGACTCTGACAATATTAATGATTTTGGAAACAGAGTTAAGAGCTGCAGGATGGAAGGTGATTCAATGCAGCCGACTATCGACCCCTGTGAGATAGTGGCTTTTGTTGATTGTAGAGGCCGCGTTCTTACACCCGGTATATATGTTTTTACGGGCGATGTTTTCGGCCGTAGCTGCCTGTTCATTAAGCGAATAGAGCCATTGCCGAACGGCGCATTAAAGATTATTTTTGACAATCTCCATTACCAAACTTTCACGCTTAATGCTGGTGATCAAAAAGACATGCGTATCCACGGAAGGGTTGTCGCTTCTTTGGCTGTGAGGCACTTCATATGACTTTCATTATAGATAAATCGGCATATAGAACAGCATGCATTTATGCGTCCTGCGGTTACGAGGTAATCGCGCGGCTTTACCTAAAAAAAGCATATGGGAGATAGAAAATGTGGAACCCAAAGACGGCTGGGATAGATGAAATTCATTTGGAGGCAGAGAACCTCAACACCATTCTGGAAATAGTAATAAGCAATAATGAGTTAAACACAAATCAAAAAAATTCTTTGCTAGGTATGGCTCTTAATGCTTCGGCGAATTTATTGTACTGGTTTGAAGCAGAGGAAAAGCGACGTGAATAATTTAATCAATACGTATCGCCACAGAATTCTTAAATCTGCGCTATTACGCCACCAACGAAAAACAGGGAGCACCTGCATCATCATTAATATGCCTAAGGGTGGAATAAACACAGTCGAATTAACAGAAATATTAATTGACGGCCTGTTGAGACGATTCGAAAAAATGATCCTCAGTGAGTACGGAAATATTGAAGGTGTAAAAGCCATCCGAGGAATTTACAGCAACGCCGTAGATGTGAATGGCAGCGGTGAGTTCCTGACAGAAAGCGGAAAGGAGTTAATCGACGAGCTCATTTCTGAGCTGGTTGAGTTCGTTAAAAAGCAGAAACCAGTTATCACGGAGGCCAGCCATGAATAACCAACAAACAATGCTCTATCAGGGTATGCAAATTCCCCGGCCAGTATTGAACGTGGATCTGCATGTCATGCCCGATTTCAGTGGTCGCGTAGTTCTCTATATCGAAAACGGAAAGGTGAAGTGTGATCGTCGGTTATTCCCGGATGAACATATCTGCACTTTAGAAACTTTCATTGAAATGGCTCGTGATATGGAGCTGCGCATCCAGGAGACAACTCATGGCTGACGTTAATTATTCGGTGACGCACGGTCCCATTGAAGTTGTGCTGACGATCGAGAATGGGAAAGTAATCCACGCGCGCCCAGTTCAGAACGGTGAGGTTACAGCATCACTGGAGACATTTTTATGGATGGCAGAACAAGCCGGTTACACGGTAACCCCACCTGCAGGAGAGAAGGACAATGGCCCTGACAGCAATACGAATTCCTGAGTGGGTACACCTGCAGGCGGTCCATGTACTCCGCCAGTTCAGAGCCAGGCGAATTCATCCATGCCGTATGCACTGCTCCGGAAACCTGAGCCTGAGGGTTAATCGCCGCTGGCGGCTGCTGTCCCGAGACGGCGGCCAGAACTGGAAAGTGATGAGTCATGAACGATACAGCAAACTGAAGGACAGAAAATGAAAATCCAATACCAGGACTATGGCGCCGTAGCGAACATCGTTATTACCAGTACGGTGTTTGAGTTCCGTAAACATAACCGGGTAGTCGATGCCACGCTGCTCTGCACACCAAGCATCATTGCAACCCGTACTGGGATTTTCTTCATGAAGACAGTTTTGTCCAGTAAATCTCGCGACATGATGCGTGCATACAGAGCGGTTTTTCGGGAGGCGGCACGATGAAGTCTTTCTTCCAGCCTATGCTGTTTGGCCTGTTATTGGTGACCGTCGTGTTCGGCGCGCTGATTGAGTACAAATTTTTGATGAATTTCGGAGGCTAACAGTGGAAAAAACGCATATCAATACTGAAAACCTGAACACAATTCACGACTGTCTATCCCAGCTTGTGATCGCTGAAGAAACTCAGCTCAGCATTGAAGATCAGTTGGCTAAATCAAATAGCAGCAGTGAGTGGAGTGTTTGGCGTAAAAAAGCAGAACACGCACTAAAGATCGTAAAAGGTAAGCGTCGTATCATCACAGCTCGACTGGCAGTTCTTCGCCAACTTGAAAAAGACCGCAATATGCAACTGCACCAGCAGCACAACAATTTCCTCATTAATGAGCTTAGGACAGTAGTACCCTCCTCCACCTTTGATCGATGCGTTTGTCAGGCTAACGATAAAATGGAGAAAATCCATGCAGACCAGTGCTGATGTCGTTCTTCTGGTGCCGAATGACTGGGTTAGCGAAAGGGTTTTGATTGCAGTTACCGGGCTTAAGCCCGGAACCATCACCCGCGCCAGAAAAGAATCCTGGCTACTGGGCCGCGAGTACCTGCACATTTCACCAGATGGTAATCCCAAACCTTCGAGCGAATGCATGTACAACAGGAAAGCCGTTGATCAGTGGATCGAGGCACAGAAAAAAAATCAACCAGGTGCGAAGACAGCATGAAAAGCAGTACACTCGTCCACGCTCCTGGACGTCAGGAGGGATTAATGGCCAATACATCATACCCGACAGGCGTCGAAAACCACGGCGGTTCACTCCGCGTATGGTTTGTATATAAAGGCAAAAGAGTCAGGGAAAACCTCGGTGTCCCTGATACTGCCAAAAATCGCAAGATTGCCGGTGAGCTGCGTTCTTCGGTTTGTTTTGCGATAAGGATGGGGAATTTTAACTATGCGGAAAAATTCCCAAACTCACCGAACCTTGCCCGGTTCGGTCAGGATAGAAAGGAAATTACTGTGCTGGAGCTTACCGAAAGATGGTCAGAGCTGAAGAGAATGGAGATCAGCTCTAATACCATGAGTAGGTACGAATCCATCATAAAAAACATGCTTCCGCGCATTGGCGAAAATAAAATGGTTTCTGCGGTTACCACTGAGGATTTGCTGTATGTCAGGAAGGAGTTGCTGACGGATTTCCATGTAATGAAGAAGGATCACCGGACACAGGTAAAAGGCAGGAAGTCTTCCACGGTGAATAATTACATGATGCTGATGGCCGAGATCTTCCAGTTTGGAGCTGATAACGGTTACGTAAAAGAAAACCCGTTTAGCGGAATTAACCGCCTCAAGAAAGCGAAAGGTGAACCCGATCCACTCACAACAGAAGAGTTTATCCGGTTCATCCAGGCTTGTGGCCACCAGCAGATGCAAAATCTCTGGTCGCTGGCAGTCTATACCGGAATGAGGCATGGGGAGTTGTGCGGTCTGGCCTGGGAAGATATCGATCTGCATGCCGGGACCATTACGGTGAAGCGCAACCTCACCCAGACGGATGAGTTCACCCTGCCAAAGACCGATGCAGGCACTGACAGGGTGATATATCTCATTCAACCAGCTATTGATGCTCTGAGGAATCAGGCCCAGTTGACACGCCTTGGCCGGCAGTATGAGGTTGAAGTGAAGTTGCGGGAATATGGCCAGTCAGTCATACACCCATGCACTTTCGTTTTCAGTCCTCAATGCGTCAAACGTGGGCCCAGAAGAGGATATCACTACGCGGTTAATTCGATAAATAAAATTTGGGCACCGATAATCAAGCGGGCCGGTATTCGTTACCGAAACGCGTACCAGTCACGACATACTTATGCGTGCTGGTCATTGTCAGCAGGTGCGAACCCAAACTTTATAGCAACTCAGATGGGGCATACGGATGCTCAGATGGTTTACAAGGTGTACGGGAAGTGGATGTCCGAGAAGAGTGCCGAACAGGTTTCTCTGCTCAACGGGGCTCTTTCACGTTTTGCCCCATCACTGCCCCAAAGCATTGTATCAGCACAGTAGATAGCCTTTAAATCAAGTGTTTAGTATCGTTATTGCTACATGTTAATAACACGCGGCACGAATTGCCCTCGACCAAAAAGACAGCTTATGGTGTGATCGGGGTTCAATAAATCGCTAAACAGGGTATACTCCAGCGGTTTTCTTAGTTGTTTATTGTACTAAACGCTCCCGTGAGAGGATGCTACTGCGCACCTATGACACAATTCGCTTCTCCTGTTCTGCACTCGCTGCTGGATACAGACGCTTATAAGTTGCATATGCAGCAAGCCGTTTTTCACCACTACTATGATGTACAAGTAGCGGCTGAATTTCGTTGCCGTGGCGATGACCTGCTCGGTATTTATGCCGATTCTATTCGTGAGCAGGTGAATGCTATGCAACACCTGCGACTGCAGGAGGACGAGTACCAGTGGCTCTCCGGCCTGCCTTTCTTTAAAGCTGATTACCTCACCTGGTTACGTGATTTCCGCTATAACCCGGAACAGGTTTGCGTCACCAATGATAACGGTAAGCTGAACATCCGCTTAACCGGGCCGTGGCGTGAAGTGATCATGTGGGAAGTCCCGCTGCTAGCGGTTATCAGCGAGATGGTACACCGTTACCGTTCGCCCGAATCAGGCGTCCCGCAGGCACTCAATGAGCTGGAAAGCAAACTAGTAGAATTCTCTGCTTTAACAAAAGATGTCGATATGTCCCGCTTCCATTTGATGGATTTCGGTACGCGTCGTCGTTTTTCACGTGAAGTACAGCAAGCTATTGTTAAACGCCTGCAGCGAGAGCCCTGGTTTGTCGGCACCAGTAACTATGATCTGGCCCGCCGCCTGTCATTAACACCAATGGGCACACAGGCGCATGAGTGGTTCCAGGCTCATCAGCAAATCAGCCCTGAGCTTGCCACCAGCCAGCGTGTTGCCCTGGCCGCCTGGTTAAATGAATATCCTGACCAACTCGGCATTGCCCTGACCGATTGCATCACCATGGATGCGTTTTTACGCGACTTTGGCGTTGAGTTTGCAACCCGCTACCAGGGTTTACGCCATGACTCAGGCGACCCGGTGGAATGGGGTGAAAAAGCCATCGCCCATTATGAAAAACTGGGCATTGATCCGCTGAGCAAAACGCTGGTTTTTTCAGATAACCTCGATCTGAAAAAAGCGATTGAGCTCTACCGCCACTTCTCTTCTCGGGTGCAGTTGAGTTTTGGCATTGGCACACGCTTAACTTGTGATATTCCCCAGGTTAAGCCGCTCAATATTGTAATCAAGCTGGTGGAATGTAACGGCAAACCCGTGGCGAAGTTATCTGATAGCCCGGGTAAAACCATCTGCCACGATAAAGCGTTCGTGCGTGCGCTACGCAAAGCCTTCGATTTGCCGCATATTAAAAAAGCCAGTTAA